CTGTTGCCAATTACCTATCAAATAAGGATCGGGCCTTGCCTTCCGTGTTCGTGTCTCTTTGTGCTGATTTGATGGATTTAGAGCACCTTTCAACGCCTTCCGCTGTTCGTCCTGTCTCCACTGGTGAAGCGTGCGCGCTCGTACCTCTAAGATTATCCACTGATCAATTCTACAGCTTGGAAAGTGCCTCCAGGCAATCCGCAATGACTCTCTCAAGTTACGTCCTCGCCTGTGCTCTTTGGTGCTCTAGTCGTGGCCTTCCGCCTTCTTCTGTACTTCGTGATCAATTATCTGATCCGTCCTCTGGTGGTGATCGTGATCAACCGCCTTCCTGATCCGTCCTCTCTCGTCCTCTCTCGTCCTGTCGATCAACCACTATTTCACGATGTCACTTTCTCGCGCGCGCGTGCGTATGCGTATATCTTATTACTCGCACACTCGCATCTAGTAGATATCAATCAGTATTTGTTTTGCTTGCTTAATTGATTGCAAAAGGGATTATTACATAATGACTGATTTTCTGGGGGACTCGCCCACGTGGGCAAGTGATCCGTCCTCGTCCGGACTGTCCACGATTGGCAACGAGTCGCAACGAGTCGCCACGATTGGACGGATCAACGGACTAGATCTATTGTGTCGGCTCTCTCGTGCGTTGGTGCTGTCTCACGTGTTGGCTTCGCAATACTCTGTTCTCTGTTGTATCGCCACATATCCAGGATTGAGAGCTTCTAGGATTGCCGACATGACGGGATTATCTCCGCAATCCGTGGCTAGGTTGCTTGCGTATCTTATGCAAGTTGCTGACATACAAGGAGTTAAGCGACAAGGCAGACCACCCCGGGTCTTTTTTGCAACCGCCCAAGGGGTGCGTACCCTCGAAGGTGCCGCGGCGCGAGCGGGCCTTGACATAACCAGTTTTTACGTAGAAGAGAAAAAAAGGGAAAAGGGGGAGTTTGAGTTATGAGTCGGGAAGAGTTGGTAGCGACAGAGTTTCGCAAGAGGTTTGCAGAGGAGTACTTTAGGAATCCAGCGAAAGGCGGATTGATAGCGTTGCAAGGGTTGATGCCTGAAAACGACAATCCTAACATCAATTCGTTGCGAGCGAAGCTTTGTAATTTGCGCAAAGATCCGATTGTTCGGCAGAGGTTACGAGAGTTGCACGACGAGTTGAAGGACGAGTTGATCATGAGCAAGAAAGAGCGAGCGATATGGTTGTCCGAGTTGATTAGGACACCATTCAACATGATCACAGAAGACAGTCCGTATTGTCAGCGAGTAGAGGAGAATGATACGCCATTTGGGAAGAGCAAGCGAGTAATGGCGGTAAGCAAGTTAGATGCTTTGAAAGAGCTCAATAAGATGGACGCAAGCTACGATGAAGGGAAAGAGCAAGTAGCAACCAAGGTGACGTTTGGATCCTTGCTAGAAGGGATGAAAACGGTGACGTTGGTAGCGACCAAGGAAGAGCGACCAATCAAGAAAGCGAGAGGGAAAGTAAAGGGAAGCAGTACGGTAGATACAGCGACTGTAGAAACGTTAGAAGACGGTACCGTGGTGTTAGAAGGGTTTGGATACAATAAACCCACCCCCAAGGAAGAGGATGGGCTTATTGAAGCAAACCAAGAGACCGAAGAGGAAGAATCAACCGAGACCGACTAAGCGGTTATACTTACGGTTGGCTTCCATGTGTCGAGGATGAGACACATCGTCTAATGCTTGGAAGTCAGGGTGAGAAGGATCGGTGAGCATGGCACGAGCTTCTTCAGCGTTAGAACGCTGGCGTTGGACGCTACCATTACCGACGAACGAATCTTCCGAGGTAGACTTCATGAGAGCATAGAGGAGACGGAAACCCTTAGGAGATTGGAGCGGAGCAAGGTCTTCAGAGGAGAGTCCAGCCTTAGCACGGAGCTTAGCAGTGAACTGTTTCACCTGATTCATATTATTGGAGAAATTAGATCCCCAATCTTGCTTCAGCTGTTCCGTGGATTTCTTGATAGCATCGGCTTCAGACTTTTGGATAGAAGCGATGACAGAGGAAACATACTTGCCCGCTTGCTTGCCATTAAGACCCGACGCCTTGGCTTCAGCAGTTAAGAGTTGCTTGAAGTCGTCTGATCCGTCGAAGTCGTCTGGGAGTTCGAGTTTGTACTCTTCTTCTTGTGCTTGGCTTTGGTTGTCGTTGTTGACTCCTCCTGAGTTTGAGTCGTCTGAGAAGTCTGCGTCGAGGTTGAATCCGACGTCTTGAATATTGTCACTACCTTGCTGAGAAGATCCAGAACCTTCTGAGCTATTGAGAGAATATTGGCTAGTTTCATTGGAAGGAGCAGAAATATCTGCGGTTGTCGTGCTAGTATCAGATGCTTCCATTTTGATTATAGAGTTTGATTTCGTTTTGAATCCAAAGGATTACTTCACGGTGAGCGTCTCTACGCATAGCATCCAAGGGATCAAAGGAACCATTGATCGTTTGGAAGCAAGGGAGAGAAGTTTGAAATTGCTCTTCCAGATAGGAGAGAACTTCAGGAGTGATGTGAGTAGCTAGGCATTCACGGCGTTTTGCTAGATGGTTAGAGTAATTATCGATGAAAGAATCGATCTCATCATCAGAGAGATCATAATCCGAGGAAGGTTGTTTAGACATGGTTATTGCATTTGAGCTTGAGCCATGGCGTTGTCCTTATTGGACTGGGCTTGAGCCTGCATGGCTTCCATTTGCATTTGTTGTTGCTGAGCAAGCGCACGTTGTTGATCCATGGCTTGGAGTTCCTGATCGGTGCGAAGGCAATCGGTAGGAGCACCAGAAGATTCATAGATAAACTTCCCATACTTGCGCATATCAATAACATCAATCATTGATGTATCCTTGGTAGCGTTGGTGTACTGGATAGCATTCTGGAGGAAGTAATCACCACCAGAACGCTGAGCACGTTCGATAGCTTGCGAGATTTTGCCGTTATAAGAGACAGATGGAATCTTCACTGAGAAGTTCTCGAGATTGCCATCAGCACGAACGACAAGTTCTTCAGGCATCCCTTCAGTAGGATATCTGCCTAGTCTGAAAAGGATACAGAAAATGCGGTTAATGAGTTGGTTGCAGTCCGAAATGAAAAGCGACATCGTTGGCGAGAAAGACAGAACCTTTTCACCTTCACGAGCATTCACTTCAGTGGCGGTCATCTGACGATCAACGGACGAGATCACCTGTAGCATCGGGACATAGAAGGCTTCCTTAATCTTCTGTTCCTTCTCTTCAATGCGATCCTTGCCAATGTCATAGCGACCAGTGGTAGCCCACTCACGTGGCATATTCATGGAAGCGGCCTGTGGCTTCACAACCGTTTTGCCACCAGCACGGAGATCAACTTCTCCTACTTGGTCAGCTAGCAAGAGCAGACGAGGGAAGGCGGCCACTTCAGCCAGAACATCCATAATGCGTTCTAGCTTCAGCGAAGCCTTAATTTCTTCCATGCAATTCATGCCAGGAGCATAGCCATAAGGCGACTCACCAAACTTGAGGAAACGAGTGACAAGGAACGGGAACTCATTGAACCCACCTTCTGAAATAATCTTCTTCTCACCATCCCAGGAGATGTAGACGGAAGCGAAGTTCATTTTATCAGCAGGAACCAGATCACTGCCAGCATCAGGAATATTACGAGGAATAACAAGGTGAAGGAATTGGTGTTTTTCCAGATAGCGTTTCTTTGGGTCATCAAAGGCAATCTGGACACGTTGCGGTAAATTGTCATATCCGAACTGATCAACAGCTTGTTGGGCATTCAGTTTGAAAATGCGAGCAAGTGTATTCACGTTGCCACCGCAACCATCAGAGATGGCGTAGGTTCCTGTAGGGATGTGGCGGAAGTTTAGTTTGCCGTCGGGCGTGGTGTCACAGAAAAGGCAACCAGTACCCGTCAGGCAACGGTCAATGAAACATTCATGGATAGCAGGGTAGAAATTAGAGCGAGCAAGCTCACGATGGGTAATTTCTGTAGCCTTAGCGAACCAGTAGGCATAACGAGAGCGTTTAGCATTGGTATCGGCATTAGACTTCAGAGAGAACCATTGTTGCCCCATTGGGGTGATATAGGTGATGTGAGCACCTGCCAGAATGTGGAGAGCGTCGCAAGCTACCGTGGAGTGGGTGCGACGCTGTGAAGCTGATGGATTTTCTTCCAGATCCGCTTCAGCTTGGGTATGAGGAAGGATATGACGACGCAACCAGTCCCAGTGAGTGGAGTGGGCGTGCATATCTTCAATGAGAGCTTCTGCCGTGCGGATGTAGTCCATAGCTTATTAACCTAGGGTTTTGCGACCACCCAGGAGCGATTGGGCAGTGGATCTGTTTTGTAGGGTGCTAGAGATAGAAGCACGTCGTCTAGCTTCATTATCGGATGCTTGTTCAGCATTGGCGGTATCTTCAGTTGTTTGTTGGGCAACAGCTGAGGATTGAACGGTAGGCGTGTCTTCCATGGCGTCTGCCATAGCTTCAGCCGCCTTTGCTTGTTGCTTAGCGGCCTTGTCTTGAGCGTACATGCCATAACCCGTAGATGCGGCTCCGACGATAGCCGAAGCAATGAGTGCAGTTTCTACTCCCATGGTATTACTTAGAGTTAAGGTAATTAAAGATCCCATTGGCGATAGCGAGAGCTATGGCTCCTGGGTTGTTTTGCATGAATTGGGCGTCGCCTTCATTAGAAATGAATCCGCATTCAACGAGAACCCAGAGAGGTCTGGTTTGTTTGAGAACAGCGAGGTCTGTTCTTCTGACGTAGGTTTCAGCTCTGCCAGGTCTGAGATTAGAGACGAGCGGTGCGATGCATTTGGCGAGGGAGCGTCCTTCTGAGGAATAGTAGCAGACATGAGCGCCACGAGCGTCAGCGTTATTAGAGCAATCACAATGGATAGATACTCCGAGGTCGAATGATCCTTCATTGGCGGTTTTGATGGTTAGATTGAGGTCTTCACGGTTGGAATGCGTGGGGAAGTCAATGAGTTCAGATGTGGGGTATTTCTCCTTAAGGACATCAAGGAGTTTAGTGGCAATGCCTTGGGCTAGAGCGTGTTCTTCAAGTCCCCAGCCTTTAGCACCTGTGTTGTTGGCATGACCAACATCTACTGCAATTTTCATTTTATTTTAGCTCTGATGATATGTATTTCATCCTGCATAGAACGCAGGATTTCAGCGGTTTTTGCTGAGACATCCGTTTGTTCACGAACGAAGTCACGGAAGTCTGAATAAACAATGATAGCGGCTGCTAGCCCAGCGAATGTAATGATGATATCCTTATTGCTACGGATAACCCCTAGGTAATCTTTTACTGCCTGGCACATTTCCCTGATATTGCTTGTAGTAGTTAACGTTATTATTCATTGCTGACCGTAGGGAGTTCGATTGCACGTAACTCCTCAATAGTGGCACAGCTATTGATCTTATCCTCAAATTGTTGCTGTCTGCCCAACACCTTGGCAGATCCTGCCGTGTATAGTTCCACCTTCCGCATGATTTTCTCCACAAGTTCCGCCGTGGTGATGCCTCGAGCTGAAGCCAATTGCCGAACAAATTCGGCATCGGCCGACGTATCATTTTCGTCTGCCACCAAGGCACGGGCGCCACTCTCCTGTCTGTCCCAGGTCTGAATTTCACTTTGAGAGCAGTCGGCTTTATAAACAGCCAAGGTCTGGTCTGCCCAGTTTCGCACCAAGCCCAGCCGCCAGTCGCGTTCCTCCTCGAACGGCACCTCGCGTTCATAGGCGACTAACCCTTCTTCGGTTTCTTTAATTAACAGTCCTTGGTTATGGTTATATTTGACGATAAAGTCGCACCTTTGTTTGTTGGTATATGGTTTCTTTAACTCGTACATAAGTTTAATTTTTTAGATTTTAAAGACTCGGCGAGCACTCCCCCCTCACCAACCAGAATACTGGTTGACCATTTGTGTTTGTGTTTGTTCCTCTCTCTCCATAGGATGCCACAGTAAATGATGTTTCGTCTGTTACTAGGACATGAGGTTGATACAAAGTAGAGTCGCCAGTATTATATGTCGATGTAGCAAATATAGTGTAATTTGTATTCGCCATCTGTCTTAATAATGTTACTGTTTTTTTCGCAGTCTTGTTATCAACTTTTCCCCATTGCTCGCAGTACATATCACTCCAAATGCGATATCCTTCAGTTCCATCTATGTATGTTTCTATAACATAGATAAAATCTGTGTTCCCTCCATTAACATCAGCTTTATTTTCTAAAGCTTTTTCAATTTCTGCTTTTGTCGTCTCCAAACTCTCGGCTGTGGCATAATCGGCTAAATCTGCCGTCTTGGCATAATCAGCCAGCGTCTCCGTCATCCCATCCGTCGTCGTGTAACTCTCCAACGCTGTTTCAATGCTACTGTCCACCTCCGCTTGGCATACTATTTGATTATTGTCGGTAAAGTTGCCCTTAGTGAAGCCATACATTGCGCCAGATTCTTCAATCCAAGCCGTCGTATTGTTGTTGGAATCACGAAAAGCAACCTTTGCTCCTCCACTACCAGAAATGCGAGAGCTTGGAATAAAGCCAATGCTGTGTGATCCAGCGTGATTTCCTGCCACAAGCGAAACGTAAGAGCCAACCCACATACCATCATCGCCAGCGTCGTAATAAGGCACATAATTTCCAGACTTCTGTTTAGTGGCAATCTCGTCTTCCAACGCCTTCTTCGTCTCCTCCGCCTGCTCCGTCGTCACGTAGTCTCCCACGTCTTGCTTCTTCGCCAGGCCTTCCGTCAACGCCGTGTTTGTGGCATAATCCGACAAGTCGATCTCGGCTTGAGTGAACCAATCCGTGGGTAAGTTGACGTTCAATGCTCCATCGGCAATTGATGAAGCGTCGTCGCTCTTGGATACGTTGACGGTTGAGATTGCTCCCTGCTTGGCGTTCCAGGCGTCTTTCTCGTCCGTGGTGACGTGAATAGACGTGTCGCCTACGTGAGTGCCAAGAGAGTCTTTAACCTCGCTTATAGACGCTTCTACACCTTCATTTGAACCTGCATCCCAGCGTTCTTTATCAGCTGTGGTGACGTGGATGTCTGCATTATTCGTATGAGTTGAAAGCGCAGTATTGGTAGCAAAGTCGCCAGCGTCTTGCTTGGCATTCCACTTCTTACGTTCAGCAGATGTAATGTGAACTGTGGTGTCACCAACGTGATCCGCCGAGGATTCACTGAGCGTGGTGAGTTCCGCCTGAGCATTCTCGATTGCCGTGGTGTTGTCATCAATGCTCGCCGTGTTTCTCTCAATAGCCTTTACATTAGAGGAAATACCCTTGGCATTGGTAGAGATCGCCTTGGCTTGGGCATCAAGCGTGGCTTGGGTGGTTGCTTGGTCTTGTTCGTAGTCCTTAAGTCTTACGCACCCGTTGGCGGACAATCCGACGGATGCTTGGCTAAAACCCTGGGTAATCAGGCAGGAATCGTCAGAGACGACGACAGCGTTGGTAGGAGCAACGAACATGCCTTGTGAGCCAGCAACGTATTCCATGATGGTGGTTCCATCAGGTGTAGAGATTGTGCAATCAGAAGCACAGGTGACGGCATAAGTTTTGCCAGGAGTGGTTTCAATCGTCATGATGAGAGTAATTAGGTTAAATCGTCTTCAGTAGTAGTTTCAGAGTTTTCAGAGTCTAAATCGTCTTCAACTCGTTGAGTGGTGATAGAAGTGACACGGACTTGGAAAGAGAAAGAAATGGTGGGGTAGCGAAGCCATGCTGCATATTCGCCGACAGAGGAACGACCAGTTGCGCTGATGCGTGTTCCAGTTGAGCCGACTTTAAATTTTAGAGCACTCAAATTGTGGTGAGAGTGACCGTTTTTACATTCGGCGAAATCCCAACGGCAATGACCTTGGTGGAAGAGCGTACCGTACCCAGCTTGTTGACCAGATGGTAAATAATAACACCAACCAGACATGCCAGCGCATTCCTTTTTACGACCTTTATTGGAAGCACCCATGAGCCAACATCCGTCGATAATTGGACCGACTTCAATAGAGTATTTTTTAGATCGATTGCTACTACTTGCTCCGCCGTTGTAATAGACCCTATTGGAATTGTGTGAAGGTATTTGCAGTTGAATTGTTACGTATGATCCGACACGCAGTGCAGATGAGATTGGACCTTGGTTCCAACCAAAAGTGAAAGCGTCATTCCCGTCAAATGTTGCAATGCTGTACGTCCCGTCGGATTGATCAACCATATATTGGCGCCCAGCAATGAGTTTGATAAATGTGGATGCCGAGACGCCAGCCGCTTGGATCCGTTGAAGAGCAATTTCCCAACAAGCGTATGTGTTTGTATCTTTGATTGGTGAAAAATCTACCGTAATGCGAGTGATACGGTTGGCGTTATCGGGCCAGATGAGCGTATTGCCCATATACAACTTCTTCACAGGAGTCTCTCCCATGTAGACAGAGTAGACGTAATTGTCAGGCTGGTCTGAATGGGCGGCTTTCATTAGTAGAGGATATAGAGCGTTTCAGAGTCCTTAGTGGAGAGACTAGCGTAAGATTCTTCCGACATGTAGCGAAGCTTAGTGACGCCACCAGCGCATTGGACACGAGTAGCAATGGCAGAGTTTAGTTCCGACTTGGTAGCGTAGTTCTTCGCTTCAAGTCCCGTCTTGGTGACATAGTTGTTTAAGGTGTTATTGACGGTAGAGAGAACCGCTTGGTCTTGTTCCTTTACGTACGTCTTGTTGGCGTAGTCATAAGAAAGGAGCTCCGTACGAGTGGGATACTCTGTGAGCTTGGTAGCTACCGTTGCACCAGTGACAGGATAGTTGCTACCGATATCACCCGTCTTAACAGTGAGAACGCCACTGCTATCAATTTGCAGGTTAAATCCTACTTTGAACGAACCGCCACGTGAAGAGGTTGCATAGGAATCGTGGAACACAATATCGTCATAGCGAGTGACGTTCAGTTGGTGGCGTTCAATGTTGAGCGACTTATCAAACTTGATGTAGAGCGAGTTACCATCGTTGTCACCATTTGGCCCCAGGTTGTCGTAAATAATGCAACCGTTTTGAGAAAGGTTAACCGTCAACGAGTTCAGCAAGTTGCCAGCGTAGGTATTATATGTGGCAACACCATTGCACTTAGGGATCGTGATGATATACGGAGCGTCGTTAATAGTGATATCGTATGCCGTGCCGAAACAGACCACACCATAGGAACGGTAGCCAGCCATAGGAACGACAAGTGCACCATTGGCTTCCGTGTCCACGTAGGCGTATTGGGTAACAGACTTAGTGTTCTTATACTTCGCTGTGCCGTAGAGCGAGATGTTGCCAGCCATTGCCATGATCTGACCATTGGCATTACGACCGATACAACCAGCTGAGTTGTTGTCCAGGACAGTCGACGTAGACGTTTTGACCACACCATTTTGGCTCACAGTAGCACCGAATGGTTGGATGCGTCCGTTCTCATCCATGCCGATAATACCAGCTAGCACGCCAGGTTTGGATACCGTGGAAAGCTTCACCATGCCGAAAGTATCATACGTGGCAGGAGAGGTGAGCTGAGAAATGAGGTTTTGAGAATTGCTAGCAATCGTGCCATTCAGATACGACAGATTGGGATGATACTCATCAGGGTAGTTGACCGTGGAATCACTAGCAATGGTGGTGACATTGGAGAGATCGTTAAAAGCGAACTGAGAGTAATCGTTGAAGTCGGTATTAACATTAGTCCAGCCAGCGATGCCACCAGGCTGATCAAGCCAGCAATAGACATCGTATTCCACGGGATCCGTGCCAGCCCTAGGGACGTAATAGATCACACCCTTTTCTTCCTCATCAGGGAGATCATCAAATGTATCGACCAACTTGCGGACAATCTTGTCACCATCAATACCGTCCTCACCATCCATCCCATTCTTGCCTTCAGCTAGGATGCCAGTGAACACATAGTCGGTACCGCCATCTTGCCAGACGTACCAATAGTTACCGGTATAGGTAACGCCGTCTATTTCTTCATTAACGTAGCGAATGATAGGAGATTTTCCGTTAGCGCCGTCAGCACCATCTTGGCCATCGACGCCATCAATAGGAGTAGCACGGACGCCAGTATCAACAGCATTAGGAGCAAGACCAATCCACCAGTTGCCATTACTTCCAATGAAAGGAGTATCGCCTTGCTCACCTTTTTCACCTTGGTGATCAGCGTCGTAAGCATAGTATTTAGCGAGTTCAGCTTGTTCCTTGGCTTCGTCTACATAGCCTTTGATTTCCTCTGCCGTATCATGAGCTTCTTGAGCCGACTGCTGAGCTTGGGTAGTGAGTTCAGCGGTTTCATTCTTGATATCCAGTATTTCGTTATAAATGGTATCAATGGCTTCAAGTTTCGCAATATCTGCTTCAATGGCTTCGTATTTCTCACGAACTTCCAGCAGGTACTTGCGAGCTTCATCAGCCGCTAGGGACGCAATGGTGCAAGACATCCATTCCAAGCGCAGGTGCTGAGTAGCATTGCCAGGAAGACGGACAGAAAGAGTTCTGGAATAGTACTCCTTAGAAGTTTCCGTTAGAACATCGACCGAGGAGACAACGCCAATGTAACCAGAGACGAGACGGTTTTTATTACCAGATTCAGAGATCGCATAGATTTCATATTTATGGCGACCTTCAGGCAAGCCTTGGCAACCGACAATGAGGATATTGCTTTCGTCAGCGTCATCCGATTTTTCAATGGTTAGATTGATAGGATCATCTTCACCTTCCACATAGACAGCACCTAGGAAAGTGACGCCATCGAGTGAGACAGCCGAGCCATCCACTTGATCAGTGAACGCCCACTTCTGAACCCACGAGACGTTTTCGATAGCTGACCAGTTTTCAGTTACCCCTAAGAAATCTAACATGTCTACACCATAGCACTAAGGAGAGGGAGAAATGTATTCTCACAGTGTTAATTAACACCATGGGAATACTCAGGCGAGGAGGTGAGATGTTATGGTAGCGTGTATGGATAAAGTCACATTCTTCCAACAGACGTTGCAGACGCTTGGGGATCGTGAGTACAAGCGAGACACTCCGACAGGGAAGGTGTGTGATTTGTGGTTTCCGAGTGTGGTGATAGAGACTCTGAACTATGGAGCGTGGAGTTTTGCGAGCAAGACAGTAACGCTACAACCCGATCACAATGGACACTTCCTATTGCCACCCGATTGCTTGCGACCCTTCAAAGTAGGGTTAGAACGCTACCGAATTGATGGACGATGGGTCATCGACGAAGGCGACACAGGAGACACAAGCGTGGAGCTTAGATACATCTCCGACGACATTGCTAAAACCGAGTTATTGCCAGAGACAGCACCCTTGTTCATCAGAGGGACAAGTTTGTTGCTAGCAGCCAGAATGTGCGTCAAGGTGACAGGCGATGCCAACATGGCGACGCAATTGGAGCAGATGGCGTATGAGACGCTAGCCGAAGCGTTGCACAAGGATGCGTTGGCACAATACAGCAACGATCAACATCCGTTAAATGACATCTTAAATCTTTCTATCATCAGATAACATGGGGCAGATTGTTGGCAATTTGGCACAAGCAAAGCAGTACAAGGCGCAGGGACGTATAGCCTTGGCAGAGGGACGTGCAAAGAAAGCGCAGGCGTACAAGCAAGCCTACAATACGGAAGAAGAAGCTAGAGCAGATTCCTACATTGCAGGCAAGAACATGATGCGCACCCGAGAGAATCAAACGGGAGCAGTAGCGTCAATTCGCAACCAGCAGGGATCCAGTGGTTTCACGAGAGAAGGAAGCGGACGCCAAGCCGAGATAGCGGTTGCCGAGCAGTTTGAAAAGAGTATCTCCGACATGGCACTGAGCAACGCCATTAGCGACTCAAACAAACGCTATGAAGCCAGCGTGGCACGTTACCAAGGCGACATGTACATGCGACAAGCCGAACTCACCAATAGCTATTATAACACATTAGCGAAGAACGCCAAGACGTCGGCACTGATTCAAGGGATCTCGAGTGTGGCAGGGAGTGCCATTAGTTATGGCATTGGGCATACGGAAAAAGACATCAATGGGAACGAGTACCAAGTATCAAGCATTACCGATGCCCAGCGAGGATGGAACAGTTTCTATGATCTAAGTGGGTCTGGATTGTCCCTAGTGCCAGGGACGCAGAACACAGCCAACAATAAGGGAGTGGCTTCGAGTGTGTGGGACATGCTGAGCAGTTTATACGACAAGAAATGAAGAACCACACGACAGAAGCGTATGAGTTTTTAGAAGCACGCAAGCCAGGACTTTTCAGAGAGTTGATAGGTGAGTGCGTGGCCAGAGGTGGCGTTTACCATGCGTCGCCAGAGTGTTTCTTGATAGGCATACCCGATCCCGACGATCCCGAGACAGTGATCATCATGTTCCAGTGCAGTGATCTGGAATACATGTGGCGACTTGGTGTGATGTATAGCGACCGCTTCAAGCGAGTGAAGTGGAGACGAGATTTTAAGAACAAATATGCGACACGAACGATGAGCATGGAACGCCTAATGGCAAAGGCAAAGCTAGCGTTGGTGGGCATGAAAGCAGTAGAGAACAATGGCTGAGCTATGGCAACAACCGCTCTATGATGGAGCGAGAGCAAACTTAGGAGCGAACGTATCACCCGTGCCTTCCAATACGGAAGGGATGCAGGTGAACCAACAAGCGATCAACAAGATAGCTCCGACATTGGATGGCATTGCCGAGGAGTACTTCAAGATCAAGGACTTTGGCGAGCAACAGAAGATGGAGGCTTTCTTGCGAGAAAACCAGATGCGTTTAGACGATGCAATGGAGCAAGCGGCTTCTATTGCACCAGGTGCAGATGGATCCTTATTTGATGCTGACGGTACGTTGCGAACGGACGTTGTGGAAGGAATTGTTGGTGAACACGTGCAGAACGTGTACATGTTGCCACTAAACTTTGCACGAGAAGAACGCCAGATAGAAGCCAACATGACAAGGCAAGCCAATGCCGAGAGCTTGCGACAGAGAGCTATAGGCAAGCTAGCTGTAATGGAGTTGAAACAACAACGTGCGTATTTTGACAACAACCAGCAGATAGCGTTGCAGATGGAAGACTGGGATGGAGCGATTCGTGGCGTGCAAGAAAGCGTGGCACGTGGGATGCTCTCACCATCTGAAGGCGATGCACGAATCAATGACATCTTGAATAAGCGATCCTGGGCAGATGCAACTACCTTGCTACAGAATAACCCGTGGCAGTTGCAGGACAATTTGTTCAGAGACAAATATGGCTACACCCTCACCACACAACAGAAGTTGCAGTTGGAGAAGGGATTGCGCAACCAGGTGCAGAAAGCCGAGAACCAGAGAATCAAGACAGCTCTTCAGTACCAGAAGGAAGCCGAGAAGCACGGATTCGACCAAGAGAAGATGGCGAAGATGAAGGAGTCTCGGGATCCTCAAAACATCAACGAGGACTTCTTCACAGGACGACAAGTCAGTATCAAGGCGAACGATCTTATTACTCGAGTAAACGCAACTAACTACAAAGCAGTTGAAAGCGACATCAAGGCATACTTTGTGGAGAAAGCGAACAACTTCAATCCGAACACCTCTGAAGACAAAGGCGAGACGTTTGACGATTGGGCAAACAACTACAAAGAAGAAGGGCTAGCCTTTGGTCTACCAAGCGAGTGGTTGGACAAGCAAATCGACCAAGCGAAGAAGACAGCCGACAATTTCCAAAAGCGGATCAACCTAGAGGAGATCTTGCCAGCTGATGGTGAAGAGATGTTTAGCCAGAATGTGCTCACAGGCAACCTCTTAAAAAGTGGCGTCTACACAAAGAATCCCGAGGGACTTACGAATATCAAGAAAGCTATGGATAGCGACGAATGGGACAGTAGCGCACGAAAGAATCCTAATTCCCAACGCTATAAATACGAGATGCTTAAGGGGACAGGGATACAAGCGTCTGACGATGCATTAACAGCGTTTCTTAAGGCAATCAAGTACGAGAGAAACAAAATGACATCAGGCAACAAGAATGAGGTTGTCCGACGATTCAACGCTTGGTTCACAACAGAAGAAGGGAAAAAGGCTTCCACGTTGGAGCAGTGTAATAAGTTGCGAGATTTGACAATAGAAGTCACAGGTGATCCCCACATTTGGGAGAAGACCAAAGGCAAGACAAGTGCCACGCTTAACAAGACTCAAAATGCAGTAGAATCACAACGCAACAAGTACGAATCGTTCCTACAGCAGGAAAAGGAAGGAGCTACCGAGTACACCAAGTACAGGCAAGAGTTACCTTACATGCAGGTAACCTACGACAAAGACGATTCATTGCCAGCAGGCGTGTTGCTTCCGAAGAATTGCAAGGGGATGAAGCTCGACCCGAACAAGAGCTATGTTGAGTTCAAGTACAACGACCGAATAGGGAGATTTCCTATTGTTGGTTATACGGACGACGACACAACCAAGCTCACGTGGCAAGCCGCTAGGGGGCAAACAGATGATCCGAATACGACAACGTATTCAATGAACAAGATTACCATTATTAACGGTAACAAGGAGAGAGACTTAGAAGAATATCAACGAGCCATTATGGGTGGCAGAAAGATTTCAGGAACCATGGGAACACCAGATTTTTCACAGGCAAACTTGGGTGGGTTGGAAGGATTACGAGATGTGTTTATCCGAGCAGGGCAGGAGTATGGAATCGATCCAGCATTGCTAGCTTCCATTAGTGGGCATGAGACGGGATGGGGAACATCTAATGCCTTTAGAAACAAAGGCAATGCCATGGGGATTTCAAACTCGAAAGGCGTGGTAGCCTATAACGATCCAGTAGGATCCGTCATGCATATGGCAAAGGTGATTGCGACAAGTAGTGCCTATAAAGATTTCCGACGTACTGGAGACTTAAAAGATTTAGCAAAAGTATATGCACCTATTGGGGCAGAGAATGATCCACGTGGGTTAAACAAGGATTGGTACTTAGGTGTTAGTAACAACTACAAGAAACTCACTGGAAAGGACTGGGCATGAACGACGACATTTTGACAGTGGGGCCAGACATCCCCGAAGCTACCAATGAACAGATAGCAGAACCACAGCCTGTATCATTGGAAGAAACAACCGTGCCAGAAGTCAACAACCAGTTGGATCTATGTGATGCACTGGAAGCGAGGAACATGTATGCCACGCCATTGTTTGACACGAATATCCGATCCTATGCAGACAAGGCAATTAAAGAATCGACCAGAGATCCCTATATCGACGCCAGCCAACGCAAGCGAGAGAAAGACTTGGAACTCGTTAGTGCTCTCACAGCCAGCAATTTAACTGATGAAGATGAGAAGCTACTAGCAGACACCTATGGTGAAGTTTGGGCTAACGCCTATCGACAAGCTCCGATAGAAGAACGAATGAGGAATGGAGCGTCAAAGGTGGTACAGCTTCTATACGGAAAGGAAGGCGAGAAAGAATACGATGCTTACTTCCGATACAGACGAGAGAATCCAGAAGCCAAGGATCCGAGTCAAATCTTTGCGAGAGGACAACAATTTGCGCAAGCTTACCAGAATTCCAAGACAAGATGGAGTAAAGCGCAAGACATTGCCAATGGACAATTGGGACAACTTATTCAGGATTCCTTGGCTAATGGTACACCCGTTATTGAGAACGTACTGAATTGGAAAGGCGATGCTGATGCCCAGAGTTTGATGTTGGATCAGGTGGCAGAAGGATCACCTTTGCGCAATGAAATGGGCGTTGCCCAGGCTTTCATGAAGAAGGTGGGAGACATTGGCTTAAAGGCATTGATGCCTAGCCAGAGTGGTCTCATTGACGACATGATCAAGCTAAAGAACGAACATCCTAGTGCGTTTTATATGGTGCTAGGGATGTATGCCGACGCCATGCAGGAAAAGAGGAACAATGCTACGCCAGTGTTGGATCCAATGATTGCAGCGTTTACGCAGGGGTTGGACAGTGCATTGGAAACTCTAAAGGGTCCAGCAGACCAGACAACCTCCTTAATGTTCCTAGCCGCAACTGGTAAGCTCCGTTTTAAGGGGACGTCAAACTACAGCAAGGACGATTATCAAAAGGTTGCCGAGTTGAGGTCTATTTTCAAACAAGCTCAGCAATCGCCAGATGGCTCTGGATTTTGGCGCAAGGCGTTTGATACGACGGGTACGTTATTTGCGCAGACAGCAATGTTTTTAGCGACGAAAGGCGCAGGGACATTCTTGTCTATGGCGAACGACAAGTACGAAGAGATGCGAGGGAAGGGGCATGGCGTGGTGGAATCCGTCTTGCGAGGTGCGGGTGCAGGTGGTGTGGAAGTGGCTACCGAATATATGGGTGGTAACTTTGTTCAAGGTTGGGGCAAGCGACTGTTGCTAGCGAATCGATTCACAGCACCGACCACGCAGAAGATGTTGGATTTCATGGCGACAGGCAAGTGGAAGGGAGTGACAGCAGGGTTGTGGAGTCGTCCGATCAGTCGAGCAGGGATTTCCATTTTATCCAATGCTACCGAAGAAATGACCGAAGAGTTCATGGGCTCATTCATGAACTATGGCGTGGACAACGTGATCGCAGGATTGTTTGACAGTGAGGATGGGCAAACGTGGGCAGACACTTGGGATGATGTGATAGGCACTGCCACCAACATGGAATTGTGGGTAGCTAACCTGATGATGGCAGGTGTTGCTTTGCCAGCCAACTGGAAGAACATCAAGAAGCTAGCCCAGAAGCACGGGTTGCAGGTGCAAGCAATCAACGCCATGGACAATGGCAAGGCTGACGAATGGATTTCTGGAACAAACAACAATGTTGAGATTACCGATACCAGTAAGGATACAAAGAAGACAACGGAGGATAAAGATGCTCCGTTCCCTGAAAATCACCTCGAGTTGGAGGAAGCTCCGTCGGCTTCCGTGGACGATGAGGAGAGCGATGATACCACGTCAAAGCCAGACACGCTGGATCTTGCGGAACTTAAGAAGATGGGGCATGAGAAGGCGGCTGATGCACTAAACCGAGCCAAGTTCTACAACATGCTATCGCCAGAAATGTATGAGAAGGCGAAGCTATTGAACTCAAATATTGTGCAAGGGCAACTGAACTTTGCACTCAGCAATCTGGAAGAAGCCGCTATTGCAAAGTCGATGGATGCCTACCAGATAGGGATCGAAGAAGGCGTCCTACCCGAATTTGAGATCACGGATGATGGCAAGATGATCATCTATTCAGCCGTGGATCAGGAACATCCCGAAGCACCACGAGACCAAGTAGAGATGGACGTGGAAAAGGGATTGGCATTGATCAACCAGCAGATGGCGAACTACATGGGGCAGATCGTCATCCAGTTGCAGGAAGAGATGATGCGGAACGAGTTCGTGGATTCTGTGGAGGATAATGCGAAGATCCTATTTGAGCAGATGCCAGACACGGAAACGTACGACACGATCACCAAGCGATCCGAGGAATACAGCCAATTGGTGGCGGACAAGAAGGTGAAGGCAACGGATACCGTGGAAGGATCCAAGCTTACCTATGGCGACTACATCGCAATGAAGACAGCATTGGATGCACGTATTGCCATGGTTAAGGAGCTAAGCAAAGCCCAGAGAGAGGCGAGAGAGAAGGAAGCCAAGGAGAAAGGAATTGAGCTACCCGAAGAAGAGGAAGAAGAAGTTGATCCTAACACCATCTTCAGAACCAATGCCTACCGACAAGGACAAGTCCTCAGCGAAAAGAACACCCGAACGATTATCCGTTATGCGAAGGGCAAAGCCACATCTGTGGAGCTGATGGAAGAAGTGTTTGAAGCCGCTGTGTGGGACATGGCGCAAAGTATGGGGATCAATGAAGGTGAAGTGTGGAACACCTTGGGGCAACATGTTGTAGCGTTGCAGGAAGAACTGGAACGACAAGGCTACCAAAACCCAGAAATTGAAAAGGCAAAGGAAGGCTTAGATACCCACTGGCTCACCAAGCATGAGGACGGGAAATACAACCAAGTGGAAGTTGTGGAAGCCTTGGGCATGTTGGCACGATCCAAAGCTATGGCAAATATCGACCGACTGAACCTACCAAAGTGGCTCAAGGATTTCATGCGATTGATCCAGAGTTGGTTGCAGGATTGCTACCGAATGCTCAAGATTGGGCAAGCTCTGAACCAGTTGGAAAAGATGGCTGACAAAGACCAGACCATCAACAACTTGCTGAATGGTGCCATGGCGAATGTGGAGGGTTGGTACCGTACCGAGGACAAGCGACGAGATGACGTCAACAAAGCCGTCATGAAGGACATGATGGAAGCGTTCATGGCGAGTGGAGCAGGGACGCTTGGGCGGAACCTTTTGGGGACGCAACGGTTAATTTACGAGTTGGGGGAAAACAAGCGCAGGGCAAAGATTAAGGCTTGGGATGAAGAGGATGATAAACGAGCCGAGAAAAGGCAGGAACAAATAAATGCCGAGCAACCAACTGCTAGCAACTATGCTCCCGACAAAGCCGATCCTAACCAAGGTAAACCGTGGAGCAATGTAGCAGGAGCTAACCAAGAGCCTAAGACTCTAACACAAGACGTACAAGAAGGACGCCTTCCACAAGATAAGGACTACCAACGAACGATTTGGATTCCCGTCAATATTCTCGAGCTGAGCCAAGATGTACCACAGTTCAAACGTGGGGAAGATGGCAAGCTTCCTGACAAGAATGGATTGGTTGCACCGATGGCAACATTTGACACTCGAGTGGCACCACCTATCCACGTGTGGCACCGATTGAATGGTAACTATGAAGTGATAAGTGGACGCCACCGTTTGGAAGCACGAAAGAGGCAATCTAAGAAGGAAGGTAAGCCAGATATGACGATCATGGCACACGTCCACGAAGAAGCCGATGGCTTTGGTGTGGAAGATGCCAAGACGTTGGATATTGAATTGAACATTGCAGAAGGCACAGCTTCAGACGAAGACATTGTTCGGTACATCTATTCGCAGAAGGATAAGGCGACCATGGAAGAGCTGAAGGCGAGAAACCTTGGTCGTGAAGATGGTAAATCTGGGAAGGGGTTGCAAGTGGGGCTTTGCGGTATTGATAACGTGAGACTTGCATTCCTTAACGGGAACATCACGATAGACCAAGCGTACGTTATTAGCCAGGCGTCTGATCCAAAGATTCAGATGACGGGTCTAAGGCAAGCACAGCTGAATAGGACGAATCATAAAGTGCTAGCTGAATTCCTCAATGGTGTAACGAGGATTGCTGAAGAGCACCCAGAACAAATGCAGGAAGGTGGTGATTTGTTTGGGAACGACACTGCTCTGGAGTCGATGGAAAGGCGAGCTGAATTTGCGTTAAATGTCCGCAAGAATCTGAACAATAAGTTGGCACTTGTCCTACAGGTGCAGAAGTTGAATAAGGCTCAAGACAACCAAGAGAAGGCTAATATTTTAAGCCAGTTGGGACTTTCCATTGGTGACAAGGCAGAGATCACCAACATGGAGACGGATATCCGCAAACAGCTTCTTGAGTGGGAAAATTGGTGGAGTAATCCGCAAGCTATCAAACTTGCCGAAGCTTTTGTGGAGAGTGGGCTAACCATACCCGATTGGGAAAAGGCAGACAAGTTATTGAATGGTGGGATCGACAAGGCGAAAGCTGATGTTGAAAATGCCAAGGACAAGACCGAGAAGAAGAATGCACAGAATAGACTTAGTAAGGCAAAGAAAGGTTTGGCTGACATTCAGAAGCTTTCAAGAATTGAACTGACGCCTGGGTTGTTCAAGAACGAGACGTTAGAGTCTAAGATTGATGCCAGTGAAAAGAAGGGACTGGTGTTTGGCGAATCTAGTGCGCCAGCTGAAAGCCAGGTAGTAGATCAGAGCTTGCGGAATCAGCCAGTGATACCTGGTATGGAAGGGGAAGTCCCCGATGGAGTGGTGACAGCGGCTTCTAACCAACAAGCGATCAATGGCTCACAGATTGAGAAGAACAATGTACCTGATGCTACCACGCAAGACATGTTTGCTCCTGGGACTACTGGTGAGTCTGATATCTTGCCTGGGTTTAGTCTCACCACGAATCTAGAGCTGAAGAGGGCAAAAGGTGACGTTGGGTTGGAGAAGGCACTGAAGACCGAGGATGCCATTTTTAACCACATCGTGGAAAATTGGCACAACATGGGGTTCAGTCTGACGACGTTGCCTGATGGACGTCCAGCTTTAGGACGTGATGGCAACAGCATTCTGGCGGCTCATGCGACTGGTTTCTTGTTCTCCTTGCCAGACATTGACGCACATGCTCTAAGTGGGACTGGTGGGCAAGTGTTTGGTCATGGGCTCTATGCGTCTGAAGGGTGGAAGATGCACGAACGCTATTGGGGCAACATGGCAAAAGAAGGTGGCAAAAGACAGGTGTTAACCACACCTGACGGGAAGTCATTTATCTTGCCGAGAAGTATACTCGAAGCAGGAGGTTTCCTAAAAAAATTAGGACTTCCCGATCGCTATAATAGCTGGAATAGAGAATTAGAAACACCACTGGATGAAGTAATGGAAGGGAAAGGTCCAGAGCGTATCCAGTCTTTAGAAAAGAAGATTGAAGAAAACGAAAAGTTTCTTGAAGAAGGGAAAAATATTGTCGCTGATTTACGGAAACTTTCGCTGAGAGAAATCTTGAGCAAATATTTTGGTCTCGAGTTTACTGATGAGCAGTGGGAGGAATCTAAGACTAGCTTATCATCTCTAAAAGCTTCAGGCGATGTAAACTTTGCAACTATTGAAGATGCATTGGGTGATGTGCAAAACGCTTTCCTTGATGAGTGGAACAAAAATGACCAGAGCTGGAATCTGAAAAGACTGTTGGATCTTTTAGATGATCAAATTGAAACACTAGAAGAGATTCCACGTGAGAAGATTGATAGTTTTGAAGCACGAGTAGTAAAAGAGTATAACTTCAAACAGGATGTAAGTGCGTCAAGGCTCTATGTCTACAAGGCGTACCTAAAAGCAGGATTTGATAAAGCAACCATAGAGGACGTTGATTTCAATCCACGCAACGCCATGTCTTACGTTTACCGTCTGAACATTAATCCTGATGAAGGTGAACTATTTACATGGGATGAGCCAATCAAAGGCACTAAGACTTGGGAGAAGTTTGTAACGAAGATACCTGAACAGATGTTGGATTGGATGCTATCTCCCGAAGTTGATGGCAGGTATGGGGAAAGTATGACTGGACAACAGTTCTACCTTAGCGTGCAGGCTTTCTTTGATGAAGGTGGAGGTGAGCTCATTGGGTACACGAAGTATCCGAAGGCGGATATGAGTGCTAGCCATTTCTTGCGAGATGTGTGTGGCATTAAGGGGTTGCGCCATTTGGATGGGCCTTCTGTCAGAGGTGAGCAGGATTTCAAGACGTACAACTACATCACGTTTGACATGCAGGATGTTACGTTGGAGGGGTTCTCTTTGTTTGGGAAGTGGTGTCCGACCAAGATGTATCGTGAGGGTGGGTCTGAGGTGATCGAGATGCTGATTGGTAACCGTATCCGACGTATCGTGGAGCATGAGCAGAGTGGCGACCCGAAGCAGATTGCCTGGGCTAAGAGACAACGCCTGAAGTTGGGGTTGTATATGGATCTGGAGGGGGCGGAGAAGAAGCTTAAGGAAGCTCGGAAAGAGGTGGAGAGTAATGCGGGGTTCTCGCTTTCTGTTATTCCAGCTCTTGCTAAGGCGAAGAATGAAGAAGAGAAACAAAAGATTCTATCTGATATTCGCAATGATCTGACGTTGAGAGGAAGAGTCAATGTAGATGGTGCCAGATATGGATTGGATAAAGCTCATATTGTTGCGAATGATTTGCTTGGTATTAAAGCTGAAATCAATAGCAACCAGAAAGATAAGATGCTATCTGGAGATGCTGTGAATAAGAGCAAGGCTAACGGATTTACAGCTAAAGATCATTTCTTAGCTACATCTAAAATCGGCAATCTTTTTAAGTACGCTCTTGTCCTTGCTAAACATCCTGACAGAAAGAAACCAACGTCAGGAATGCAGTTCTATAGGTTGGGTGCTCCCGTTATACTCAATGGAAAATTGGCTATGGTCATAATGACTGCCAAGGAAATTGTTGAACGTTCGAAGACAACAACGAGAACGTCGTATAGACAGTATAGCTTAGAGCTTGATAATATAGTGGGACTTGTAGGCAACTTGGGTCGCTTCCAAAGCTATATGGATAGCTCTGGGGTCGCAGACCTCCCTACAAGCCCCAACAAAGTATTTAAGCAGATCAGTTCATTTGTCAATGTTGTTTTCGGGTCTGATGTTAGTGAAGGTCTTTGGGATGGAGCGAATAAAGAACTCAAGCGATTAAAGAAATTGTCAAAAGGAGGATCAAAGAATGCACTTGAAGCGGAGGAAAAGCTTAAGTGGTTCGAGGAGTTTGTCCTTGGTGAAAGGGCGAAAGATCCTAACTTTCTAGCTTCGTTGGATATCCAGTCAAAGGCAGAATCAACTGAAAAAGACGAAAGCTCTGACACGGTTGATGGCTACAACTCTGGCTTCAGCCTAGTGGGTAAGAAGGCGAAGGGGTTTGCGACGTTGAAGGCTACCACGGGTGTGTTTAAGATGCAGGATGGTAGGGAGCGTGCGGAGATTCATGATGGGGATGCGGTGTTTAATGTGAAGGCGGTTCGTGAGTCGATGTTGGAGGCGGTGACGTTGATGAAGCGTGGAAAGTTGGATGCTAAGGGGTTGTATAATCCTAAGCGTTTTGAGCTTAAGGATATCTTGGATTATCCAGAGTTGGAGGAGCAGTACCCTGGTGTGTTCACTCACTTCCCGATTAGGTTTACGGAGTATGCGGATCCTAGTTGCCGTGTGTTCCTTGGAAGTGGCAGAGGTGCCGCTCGTGCCATCTATTTCAACGTGTTTGGTTTTAATAAGGCAGAAGCTAGGAATCCAGAGGATGCTCGGCTGATGCGTGAGCAGTTGATGAATTGCATTCAGCAGTTGATCAACAAGCATGAGGGATGGGTGCCACGTCAGCCAGTTCGTCCACCGAATGAGAGGGATGATGATGGCAAGGATACTCACAAGATGGATCCTGAAAAGGAGGTGAAGTATAAGATGGAGCTTGAGGTGTGGTTGCAACAGATGCACTGGTTGGATCGGATGAACCGTGCCGTGCAGAAGCGGTCTAAGTATTCGAAGGAGAATAGAGCGGCGTATCATTTCTTGGATACGATGGAGAAGCAGAGGTTGCAGAAGGATCCAGCTCGTAAGAATTATGCGCAGGTGGCTCGCAACAACTTGCAGGAGGTGGCGGATAACTTGCTTAACATGAGCAATGTGGATGCTCACATGAAGTTTGTGACGAGCATTGTGGGATCTCTGAAGAAGGCGAGCGAACGCTTGAAGCGGTTTGAAGATGGAAGGCGTGGTCGTGTGCCAGACAGTGATCCTGAAGGGCAGAAGCAGGAGATGTTGCAGGATGTGTTACATGCGATCACGTTGTGCCAGGTGGCAGTGAGTTACATGCCAAAGGGTAGTCGTATTGGTGTGAAGCCGTATCTGGACTGGATGGAAGTGTTCTCTGAAGTGATGGCTAGGGGAGATACCTTCTTGGACAATAGCCGAGAAGCAGTTAACGCCTTCTGGGCTAACATGATGGAGATGCACCTGAATAAGACGGGCAAGCGGTTTGCACTTAGTCTGGGGATTCCAGTGGATCCGAAGGGTGGCAATGTGTTGGATCAGATCAGGATGTGGGATGATCACGATGAGCGTGTGGAGATGGTGCGTGATATGATCAGTGCCTATGCCGAGCACCGAATGGACAGATTGTTTGATCGCTTGCTGACACGAATTAACGTGCAGTTGGAAGGCTATTGCAAGGGACTGATGGAAGCCCGCATTGAGCGTATCTTTGCAGGTCTTGAGCCGAAGACGAAGGCAGGGGAGAAGACGAAGAAAGGCGTGGTTTCTTACGAAGCGTTTGAGCGTTTCAAGAAGATCAAGGAACTGATGCTGATGGGCAAAGCCGAGTACGAGAAGGAGTTTGAAGACGCCATTAAGAAGTACGAAGAACTCAGTGCAGATCCCGACAGTGATCCCGAAGAGGTGAGCAATGCTCTGAAGACCTACATGGACTTGAAAGTGTTTGGTCACCTATCAGGGAAGGACTTGAACGAAACTCAAGTGGCATTCATCCAGTTGCAACGGTTGGTACGTGGTGAGAAGGAAGCATGGAAAGCCTACAATGACGAGTACATTGAGGAGATGCGAGACCTTGCCGACGACTACAAAGCGTCAGTTGCTAATCGATTTGGCAAAGATGGCGTGGTGACGAAAGAACAGTTCCGCAAAGCCGACACGCCAGCGACTACTCTTACCGGTAAGATTGCCGACAGTGTTGAAGTTGTGGAAAGTTTGCCACAAATGTTGCAGGTATTTAAGGCAAGCAAGAGCAAAGCCTTGCGACGTTTTGCCGAGGACATCTCACGCAAGCTAGCTACAGCTGGTGCAGAAATTGGTGTGGCAAACAAGCGTATCAACAAGTTTGTGACAGCAGCCTGGTGCGAATGCTTTGGGTTGGATCCTAACAAGAAAGGGATGCAGTCTGAAGTAGACAAGCAGATCACCGAGTTCAAGTTCATTAAGCCAGTTACAGCTAAGGAAGTTCAGTACGACGAGGACGGTAAAGTTGTTGTTGATGCTACAGGCAAGCCAGTGCTAGCTGACAAGCCAGTTAAGGCAAGACCTATGGTGAAGACCACGGGCAAAGCACAAGTGGAAGTGTTGACGCCATTGAGTCTATTGGTGAACGCAGGTGATTCCAGTGGGCTAGCTAAGTTGCGAAGTGAAACTATCGTTCAACTTAACAAACTTACAGCACAACGTGCTAAGGAAGATGCGGATCCGACTACAGCTACACCTAAGTTAGATGCTCAGATTAAGAAGTTGGACGGAATACTTGAGACAATTGACAAGTACACAAGCTCTCAAGTTGTCACCAATGCCGACGGAACTAAGAGCGAGCAGTTCACGGTACGTCCCGAATACACGGAAGAACTTAACGGACTGTTGGAAGCGTTGGATGAATACGAAGACGCCAGAACGCCAGAATACGACGACGAAGGACGGATCATTGCCAAGCCAAGCGTGCGTGCAAGAGAGTTCCTAGAGTACACCTTCATGAAAGATGAAGGCGAAGGCGAGCCACTGGAGATGAGCAAGGACGTTGCCTTGTATCTTATCCTTTTAAGCGAGCAGACAGACTACCAACTGATGCTAGCCAGACAAGGATTCAGCGAGCCAGTGATTACCAAGCTCAGAGAGTTTGTTGGACCCGAAGGAATTGCTTTTGGCTACAGGATGAGAGAGTACTTGCAAGCGCAGGGACGACGCATTAGCGACGTCTTCCAAGAAGAGATGGGTGTACCCTTCCCGATGGTCGAGAACTACTTCCCAGGACGATTCAGCGTTAAACCAGGCGACCAAGGCGAGATGATGAGTCTCGATGATTCCATGGGTGGCAACATTACAGCCGACGGTTTCTTGAAGAAACGTGTGGCGCCCGAACGCAACAAAGCAAACATCAACTTGAATGTTGGAGCTTGCTCAGTTTGGCGAGACAACTTATCGATGACGGAACACTGGTTGCAGACTCACGAACTGGTGAAAGACTTGCGAACCTTCCTCAGACAAGACCGAATCCAAGACTACATGAAAGTGGAGTTTGGTGGTAACTATGTGAACTTGTTCAAGCAATGGGTTTCCTCACTGGAGAACATGGGCAGATTGGATGGCAACTCAAAGAGCCAGATCGACATCACCACATCCGAGGTCTATCGCTATGGAGCATTGAGTGTCCTCTACTTGAAGATCGAATCCATTCTCCGTCAGCTATCAGGGATCCTGAATATGTGGGCAGGCAACCAAGACTTGCAATGGCACGAATGGATCAAAGGTATGTACCACACGAAGCATGGTGGCGAAGGTATGACGGTAGCCGACATGCTTAAGAGCGACTACATCAAGTCACGTATCGATACCACGGATGATATTCACGGAGCCTATCTGATGCGCATGATGCAGAACGGACATTTTGACAAGTTCCTCAGACAGACTCAACAGGGGATGGTACCAATGGGAGCAGTGGATGCCTTCATCAATGCCGTGCCAGCAACCATTTTATACAATGCCTATTACGCCAGAGCTAAGAAGCAAGGGAACTCAGCCGAGACTTGCGAGAAGCTAGCGTGGGAAGAAGTCTACCAAGCGTTTGATGCAGGTGCTCAGCCGATGCACCCATGGCAGAAGAGCCATTACGGGAACATGTCAAACTCGACAGTGGTTGGGCGAGCCTTCACCTTCATGTTGTCTGAACAGTTGGGCAAGGTGGGCTTGGTAGAATCACTGATCAGAAGCAAGCAATATGGCAAGGCGAGTATGGTGTGGCTCAGCTTTGGTGTTCTGAACTCACTCATTGGTGCATTGATCGACTACATGAAAGATGATCCCGATGATTGGGATGAAAGAAAGTTAAGTGGTTATGCGTACTCTGCTTTGTTTGGTATGCTAGGTGGCATTCCTATTCTCTCTGAAGGGTTTGAAGAAATGCTCAGAAGCATGGGTGCCGATGTGTACTTGGGTTCCTCAGCACGTGGCGTGATCGACATGCGAGGGTTTACCCGAAGCGTGAAGAAGGTAGCCAAGATGGCAGATGATCCTACCGATCATTCCTTGTCAGAATGGACGAAGGAGATTGGCAAGTTAGGCAGAATTGGTGGTGTGGCAGGTGCAATGACAGGCAAGACAGCAGGTAGTGCCTTGCTCTGGTTCACATCACTGATGAATCCGTTGCAAACGACAAGCCAGGTAGCCGAGCGAATAGCCGATGATTAAACACTGTGAGATAGCTATTTAACACCTTGGGAATAGATAACAGAGTAAAACTATATTAAGGGTAGTCATATGGAACTTACACAAGACATTGTGGAAATGTTTCGCGTGAAGCGTGAAACAAAGTGGCAGACTCAAATTCAGCAGGACACCGAATTGGTGAAGCCATTTGTCAGCATCCGTCCTAATTGCTCAGGCAAGCAGATAGAAATCCCAGGCTATGGGAAGACGGAAATGCGAGAATACGAAGGACGATTCAAGAAAGTTGAATGGACGGACTTCCAGTTTGGCAAGCGTACCATGCGCAAGCGCAAGTTCTACAGCGCCACGCCATTGGAAGAAGACGACAAGATGGACTTGGATACATTGGACTTCAGCGCATCAAACGTGATGAGTGAACAACGCAAGGCACTTGCACGTATGAACGACGAAGTTATCCTTGGTGTTATGAAGGATCCTGATACAGGCTTGTACCGAGTCCGTACCCAGGATGATGGCGTATGCGGTGGCATCCTTGGCCCGAACTATGTTGGCGAAGATGGTGCTACCATTGAAACTTTGGATACGGATCCCGACTCTTTCAACGTGATCCCTGTTGACTACTGTGCCAAGGGTACAAAGACAGCCGCAGGTATGTTGTTAGACAAGATTGCCTTGCTCCGTACCCGTTATCTTCAGAAGGACATGTTCAAGGCAGGACGTGGCGAAGAAATTGTGGTCGCCATTACGCCAGCCCAGCACATGGACTTGCTGTTACTTGAACAAACGCAGAACAAGAACTATGGCTTCAGCTCCCTTGTGAATGGTGAAGTCAATGCCTTCCTTGGTGTGAAGTTCTTGATCACCAACATGTTGCCACTTGACGCAGATGGTAACCGCATGTGCGTGGCATGGCTCAAGAGTCGTGTCGAATTTGGTGTATGGAAGGACGCTCAATTCCGAATTGAAGCTCGTCCTGAATACATTGGCGTGCGTGAACAGATCCTGGTCAAGGCATCGTCTGGTTGCTCTCGTTTGGATAAGGATACATTCTTCCTTATGCCATGTAAGGAAGCGGTCTAAGATCCGACTTCGTGCTTAACTGAGGTGCATAACATAATAACCCCAGTGGCTCGGGTGAGTCACTGGGGTTATTACTGTTATTATGAAAGTAAATGTTGCTACGAGTAGCTGACGTCAGACTATCAAAACATCCGTACCGAGTGCAAGACCTTTTGTAAGGCGTGGTGGCATGTCGTCATTGTCATATGGTTCGTAAGCTGTTTCTTTTGAGACTAATCCGCAAGCCCACGCATCAGCAAATGTACGCAAACTATCGCAAGCGTGGGAGGTGATATCGTGGAGCGGTTCGTTTTTCAGCACGCCATTCTTCCCAGGAGGTGCTAGTTTGTAGTTAGCCAAGGCATCCACACCAGAGATGTAACCTTCCTTCATCCCAGGCAAGGTAGTCTTTTGCGAGCATCTTGCATGGATCACCGAGTAACGGAGCAGGGATCGAGTGGAATCGATACTAGCCCAGATATCGTTCGTTCTACGAACAAGGATGGTTTGGAATCCCGCTTGTTCAATCTTCTCAAAATAACGGACGCCATTGTAGTCACGAACGACACCATCGTGTGGAAGGACTACAGCTTTCAATGATCCGTACTCTTGTTCTTTCTTGCGGAGAATTGTGATATAATAATCGAGAGGTTTGTTGTTGCAGGTGTAGTTTTCCAGGATCCCGAACAGACCATCCGAGCGAGGTTGTATCCACCAAATGGAGGTGAAGTCAGCCATACCTTTATCGAATACAGCATAGATAGGAAGGTAGGCATCTGGTTGGAACTCAGCGGTTAATCTTCCTAACTCACGGAGTCTATTGATTTGAGCACCATAAATGGAACCAGTGTTGATAGGGTTAAGAGCTTCATCAGGAACCGTGGGATACTCCTGGCGCATCTTAGTTCCTTGCGTACGGTACTTTGCTTCATACCACGCCTTCTGTTCCTCATCCAACTCAATGGAGTAATCAGTGACGAGAGAATCAAAGTACTTCCTCAGTTCAGGGTTGCCAGAAAACGTACCATTTTTAATGCGATACTCAGGTTGTTCAATCCAGGAGAAGAACCAGAACTTGGGATCCAATGGAGTGAGTGGCTTGCCAATGAGATCCATAGCTTCAGTAACGAGACGGTAGTTCAGTCCGTACTGTCCACCTTCATGCGTGGATTCAAGAATGATGACGCCAGTTTGATCAATGGAGTTCAGCGTACCAGTGATTGTTTCTTCAGCTTTGGTAGGGTTGTGAACTGCCACGGAACCAAGTTCGGAGACGTGGACAAATTGATGGGTACCACCACGGAGGGAAGTGCCAGCGTAAATCGTGGAGCCATTAGGGAACTTAGCTTCAGTTGCACCAATGAAGGTTTCACCAAGCTCTTCCTTAATCCAGGCACCCAGAACTGCCAGTTCCTTTTCTTCTTCAGTGGGATTCACGGGTGCGTAATCCAGATGTTCAAAGGCAAAGCGGATCTTAGCCAGCTTTTTTTTAGCTTCAGCTCCCGTACGGTCAACAATACCAGCAGTGTAGTTAGGAGTGAACAAACACATATCCAGGATCAGGATAGCAGTGTAAGTAGAAATACCTAACTGACGTGCCTTCAATACGTTGTTGTAATGGTGCAAGCCTTTGTGCAGTTGGCGTTGCGCCCAGTTCATCTGGAAACGAACAATCTTACCGTCCTTGTCCACAATGTGGTAAAGGTGATCCAGTCGCCACTGTTGGTCAGACAGTAGCTTTTTGAGTGCAGTGAATTGAGAAGGTGTGAGTTCCATTAGATTTGTACAGCAAGGACTTCAAGAGCACGATCACCAGAAACACGGATGCCGAGGACAAGTTCGTAATCCCAGGCGCCATAGGTGAGCAGAGAGTTCCATCCAGCAGGGATTGTTTCTTCATTGCGATCCAAGGCGTCCCATTGCTCACCATCAGTGGTGACAAGCAAGCCATCCACTTGGGTTTCATCACCGAAATAGGCTTTGATTTCAGAGCCGACAAGTTTCTTGGCTTGCATGTCAGGAGCAGTGAAGGCGTTGGTCACCATCGTGGAGGTGTAGTCTATCTCATATCTGTCTTGGTAAGTAGACAGACCATCAATGACTTCAATGTAACGGGTGTCGTCACGTGTGACGATGAAGAAGAGAGAATCTTCAGAGGTGCCATTAGGTAGCATAGTGCAACTTTCAATGGTGCCATCAGTGGTGTATCTGTGCCAGCAGTTGACTTCATGCATGGAGTTGTAGGTCATTAGAGCAACGGTACCATCAGCCAGGACGAATACAGCCTTGGGATCAGGCTTGCGGACAAAGCAACCATCAACCACACCACCACCATCTGCCAGAATGTGGTCAGCAAAGACAGTGAGGTCACGTGAGACATAGGAATCCGAGGAATAATCATAGCCGAATTGGTACAGACGACCCGAGCCACGTTCCACGTATACCACCTTGTCCGATGCCATTACCGCAGGGACGTTTGCCGAGCCGATGAATCCGTGGTTATCAATGCGAGCGTTTGCGTAGGTGATAGCCGAGGAGTTGGGAGCAGAGATCACCCATTCAGCGTCGGCAGTACCGAGCAAGATGCGAGATCCTTGTGCCATCATCCAGCAGATTCTGTTTTGTGTGGTAGTGGACATCGTGAGAGCCATCGCAGAGTCGTCCGTTTTACCGCAGAAGAAGTTATTGATATCATCCGTGGCAGAAAGCCATACCGTTTGCGGTTGTGAGTCGGTAGCAGCGAAGACAAGGCGTTGGTTAAAGACATCGCAAAGTCCAGGAAATCCGTACTTATAGCTAAAGGCTTGCCAGCTCCAATTGTTGATCGTGAGAGCACCATAAAACGGAACCTTCACCACGTTAATCTCCGTCCAGTCCGTGGACACAACGTTCTCGTCATCGTCCACAACTTCAGAATACATCAGTTCCAAGTCATGCTTGTAGGAACTAACAATCAATCTGTTAGAGCAGGAATCCAAAGGGTAGCCATTGGCAATGGTCGAGTCATATCGACAACGGTTAATGAACAATCGCAGGTAACACTCCTCTTCCTGTTCATTACCAGTGAGAAGGGTGTTAGAAGTAGCTCCCAGACGTGAGAAAGAGGTTCCACACGACTCCCATTCGCCTGTGAGAGACGACGTTTCATAGCATTTTCGCACCTCATACTCACCGATCCAGGTACCCGAGCAATAGAACTCCCAGTCACCACGGCAGGGTGCAGGATCACCAATGGCTAAGCCTTGTATAAAATGGCCAGGATATTTCTCAGGGTCAGAGATGCCAGTTTCATAGTCGTCGCTAGAAAAACTTTTGATGCAGGTGTAAAACTTCCAGTAGCCAGACTGCATGCCTATTTTGTCGCCCTTTGCATAAGATTGGCTAGAACTAAGTGAATTAATAAGTGTAGCAGAGCTAAAAGCTCCAACGGATTCGGCTGCTATAAAGTTGTCCGGATAGTTTTCGGGCGAGATCATGCCGGATACAAAGTGCTCAGATCCATCCCATTCAGCGGTGCAGGAGTAGTAACGGATTGTAGATTCAGAACGGATCGCAATCTTTTGGCCAGCAGTGAAGGAAGAGCTACTAGAGATGCCAGTGATTTGAGTCACACCATTCAGCATAGTGGATGCGTTGGCGAAACAGTCCTTAGAGTTGGTGTAAAAGGACGCACGGATAACCTCACCAGCTTCGCAATCTTTCTCGATCTCATCCTCATCATCATCAAAGGTGACAGTGTATTTGTTGCCAGAATATTTGACTGTAATGGGATGGTCACGGATGCCTTCGTCACGCCATGGTCGATGTTCAAACTCGTACTCCTTCAATGTCCATTCTTCGCCATCAAACTTCAGTTGGTGTACAGGGTTGGATGGTGACGTCAGGAGAAGCAAGGCATTCAATTGCTTGCCACGCATAGCCATGGGGTTGTCAAAGTTGCAAGGCAGGTCAGCCACTTGATTGGCGTCTTGGTCATAGACAAAGACGTGTTCACCCGCGACCTCAACTAGGTAGGATTGGTCATTTGAGTAGATGTAGGAAAGGAGTTTGGACTTGTCAGGGTCGGCGTCAGCAAAGGGACGCATACCTTTGCGACGTGAGATGCCACCCATTTGGGACACGTCAAAGTTCTCGATGCAAAGGGCAGAGCGAGCGTAGACATCAAGGTCAGAGCGGAGAGCCAGACGTGGCGATATTTCACCACCATTAAATGCCAAGCGTTTCATGATCCAAGGCTACAGCAAAGGCAGGAAATGGATCAATGCCCATGGTGTTTAATAGCTATTTGGTAGCTACAAGAAAACGCCAGTACTGAAAGTAAATGACTTGCGAAGGTGACCGCATTCAATGGAAATGAGAAAGTCAGGGGTTCGAGTTTTCTATACTCCACCATTCTTTTTGTTTGGGATTTTGAAGTTGGTTGTTGTTGATTTTGTGTGGGTTATGAATCTGGATGTTGTGTTTTTAGGGTTGTAATTCAGCATAATTCAGGTGTACGTCTGGTGCTATTTTGTTTGTGTTGTTTGGCGTATTTAGGCAGTTTAATAGTGATTTTAGCTACTATGAGTCGAGAGTTGCGTTTTTCAATTGGTAAGATGAGGGGGTCTAGTGGTGTGGTGTATTACCGCATTCAGGTGCCAGCTCGGTTTTCAGCTAGTGGGAAGTCTCGTTCGATGTATTTCAGGACTCTGAAGGAGGCACAACGTGAGCAGTCGGCATTACGTGAGCGATTACGTGAAGGTGAATTGGCTTCTGGTGGTGTATTGACTCCTCGTGAAGCTTTGGATGTTCGTGTGGCTTTGGATGAGCTTAAGCAGAGTGGTCTAGATTTGAGCCTTGTGGACGTTGTTAGGCTTGGTATTGAACGTGAGAAGGCGAGGTGTTCTGGAGGGAAGGTGGCAGAGCTTTGTCGGCAGTATGAAGAGGGTGTGGCTGTGGCGAGAGCGTGGAGCAAAGCGCATGAGCGAAACTGGAGGTATTATTGCCGTGCGTTTGTGGCAGAGTTTGGCGATCAGTTTGCGAGCGAGTTGGAACGGAATGTGTTAAGACGCTGGCTCAGTAACCGTTTTCCTGGTGACTCTTATTTCAACTCTGCCATTTCTGTTCTGTCGCCTTGTTTTACCTGGGCTGTGAAGCATGAGCTGTTGGCAAAAAATCCGTTTGATGGTGTGGAAAGGCGTCGCATTGTTCGTGAATCAGCTGTGGATGTATTGAGTTTAGAGGAAGTGAGACGGGTGTTTGCTTGCTGTGTTGGTGAGCTTGCTGATTGTGGCCTTGCCTTTGCTGTGTTGCTATTTGGTGGCGTTCGTCCAGATGAGTTTAACAAACTAACTTGGGACTTGGTGCATTTGGATGATGGCTTCTTGGTGATCCCTCCGTCCATTGCTAAGACTCGTTCGGTTCGGCATGTGGAAATTACCGACGCTCTGGCGTCATGGCTTGGTGCTGTGCCTGTGAACGAACGTGTGGGGTTGCTCCGTCCAGTGGATTGGCTACGCAAGGTGCGTGCTGTGAGAAAGGCAAGTGGGCTAGTTGGTAGGCACGATGTGGCAGTCGAGTTTTGGGGAATAAGAAAGTCGCTACCATGTGGTGGGCATGATAGCGACTTACCTACAGACGATGTTTGATCTTGTTATGATCCACTCTACTTTTGACGGTAGAGACGATGAACTGAAGTTACTAGATCGAGAGAATTAGTAATAACGTCCTTCGTTGTTTGTGTTACCACTTTCGCTCTTTTCACGCAACCAATTTATCACATCTGGCAAATAGAAACGAACTGTCTGGCGGTTGTATCTGGTCTTACCAGATGGATCAAATGCCTTGGTTAAGTTGATGTTAGGCATTCCTTGCTTGTCCAGGATTCTCACGATGTAAGTTGAAACTCCTAGGTATTCTGCAAGTTCACCTAATTTGAGAAAGCTTTGTGGCATTTCTGATCCATGGATGATCTTACGTGGGGGTTTGTTCTTCTTTCTTGGTGGCATAACTCACAATCCGTAATAGGTTTCTTTATCTTCCGCTCGTATTGACAAGTTTAATAAGCCACTCGAGCGTTTCGTATAGTATCGGAGCTGTTCCGTACTTGTCCTGTAATTAGCACAAGCTTCCACTTTGGTGCAACCACAAGATACTGCATAGCCTACACGAATGATATCGTAAATGATGTGACTGGGGACAAGTTGTATGATCACGCCATCCAAGGCTCTGAAGACAATGTTGCGTGCGAATGAGACTTCAGCTTGGGTCTTGCAATTGGTGAGAATACGCATGGGAACGTGTGTTCCGTCCTTCTTCTTCATGGGAACTATGATGTGCCATCCAAGGGAATCATGATCGGTGTACCGTGTGCCTTTCATCCAGATATCCATGGGTTCGTTGGTGTGTAGAATGGCAGTTGGTGCATTTATCGATCCTGTGATGTGGGCTTCTTGCAAGGCTCTATGTTGCGAGTCATTTTTCAACTGGTGTTTGATACGCTTCACGTCCTGGGTGTTGCGCCTGGTGTACGATCCATGGTGTCTACCTGATCCCGCTTGGTAGCTCTTCTTCAGTCGATAGTATTCCTCTGCTTCCTTGGCTCTGATCTCTGCTTCTTCCTCTGCAAATAGGATGGCTTTTTCATCGTTGCCACTGTTGCGATCTAAGAAACTTGTCCATGGATCAACGCTACCGTATTGGCGAGTCTTCACGCAATCCAAGGGGTGGCAAGTGGCAAGTTCGTTGGTAGCTCTGACTTGGTAAATGATGTGGCCCTCTGGGGTAGCACCAAGGATCGTTCCTTGGTGCTGACGAGTAGAGATTTTAGAGCCGACTGGGAAATCTGTATACCAATCGTTATCTAATTTGTTTTGGTATACTTTCTGCTTTGGGCTTTTAAGGTAGCTAGCAAGCGTTTGTTTTGGCGTCATGGTAAAATAGTGGGAAAAGAGTTTGTCTGCGTTTCTAGGTGCGTTTCTGTGCGAAAGAATGGCAATCAGCGTAAAGAGTTCCAATCAAGTTGAACGAATGCGCCTGTTCCAGTGATACGTGAAATGATGGATCGTGGCAGAGTGGCAGTTGCGTTGTCACCAATTTGGTTCGTTAGCAAAATCGTTGGTTGCAAGTTGCTATACCTGTGATCAATGATGTTGTTCAGCAAGCTGTTCTCCCAATTGGTCTCGGATCTGTCCTGTATCTCATCAATGATGAGCAAGTCTGCGTCTTCAAACTGATCCAGGAACTGTGCTTCCGTCTGGGTTGCGTCCTTTCGGTATGTGGACTTCAGACCCCTGAAGAAATCAATAGCTCTGGTGTAGACTACGGATCGTTTGGCTAGTTGGTACTTGCTTGCAATCAAGCAAGCCATAACTGTCTTTCCAGTGCCACAATCACCCGCAATGAGAGTTGTTCCCTTGGCTTTCAAGTGTTGGCAAACTGTGGTGTACTTGGCTTGCCACTCTGGCGATGTTTGAAAGTTGGCATTGGTGACAAGCTCTGCTTCTCGTCTACCGAATCCAGACTTGGTGAGCTTGCGGACTTGTGGGCTACCGTATGTCTTCTCAAACTTGCGGAATTCCAGAGCTTCTGCTTCTGCTTTGGCTTGTTCAGCATTGGCTAGTTCATCGTCGCTGATTATGGGCAAGCTTGCGAATCTGTTGGCAATCTCGTCTAGGGTTGTGTTCATCGTGATCATCGTCGTATTGGTGGGTTTGGGTTGTGGGTTGTCGTTCATCGTCATTATAGCCATTGGATCTTCATTCCGTCGTGTCCTGTACGAACGCTAGCTGATGTGGGTGTCGTCCGCTTTGGGCTTTCGTACTGTATCCATCGTTCCGCAAATAGTTTCACGTGGTGTGTCCAGTTGGTGATCGGCTCTCCTGATTTCGTCGTCCAGTTGGCATTGGCCATCCGCATGAAATACTGTACTGCACATCGTCTGGTGTCCTGTGGGTGCTCGGGTAAGCTTTCCAGGTAGCTTTGGACTTCCTCTGCTGACTGTGGAATAGGGAAAGGAAGGGGACTTTCTTTTTCTTTTATATTATTTTCTTTTTCTATAGGGGTAAGATTGGGTTGGTTAACAGAGTTATTACTAACCACTGTTTTATTACTAACCCCCTCTATAGTCTCCCCCATTGCTACAGCTGAATCTAGGTTTTGAGCTAGGTTATTGTCTAGGTTTCCACCTAGGTTATTACCTAGGTTTTGGTCTAGGTTTTGAGCTAGGTTTTTCTTTGGACGTCCGCCTTTGCAACCATTTGATCGTGAAGCCTTTGCACGTCTCTCACTTTTCATAGGGTAATAACCTACGATTAAGTCGTTACCGTCCCAAGTCCAGAGCTGTGATTCAGCGTCAATTGGATCAAGTCCGTTGGTGTACCACTGCTTGGCAGTCCATTGGCGCGCGCCTTCAATGCGTCCTCCGTTCTCATTCTGGCAACAATACATCATCAACGTTAGCCAAGTCCCCAACTCGTGGGGACTGGCTTCTGCTGTGGGCAACTGGGTTAATGTCAAATTCATCGTCGTGGGTGTGGGTTGTGGGAAGTGGGTTAGTCTTCCCACTGTTCTTGTTCATTCGCCTGTTCTGCGTTGCGAATGGCCCAATTTGGCAACGCTCCGTCTAGTGTGGGTAGTGGTGAAGAGAAGGCGTCGTCACGCAAGCAAACTGCGTATTTGTTCAGTTGTGTTTCAATCCACTGCAAGCCTAGTT